TTCTCAGCGACGACCGCCTTCTTCTTTGCTACGACGGCGTCCTTCCTGATGATTGTCTGGCGATCAATAATTTGCGCCTGACCCTTGTCGCCTCGGCTCACGATCACGAACGCAACGGCGCCGCCGGCGAGCGTCATTGAGAGAATACCGAGCGTCACGGCGACCCACGTGCGGCGATTCACGATGGTCCTGATGAAATAAGGGCGACGATAATCGTGGCGGCCGCGCCGATCGTCGCTACCAGAACGGCGCCAAAGATCTGGAGAAGGAGTTTGCGCGCCTCCACTCTTGAAGACTCGGTGACGGTCATCTGGTCTTGAAATCGTTTGTTCATATCTGTTCCCAGCTTTTCGAGGGCGGTGGCGGTCTTCTCGATACTTCCGTTGATCCGGATCACAGCACTGTCAAGGTTGGTGAGCCGTCCGTCGATCCGGGCCGCTTCTTGGCCGGCAGTAAAGGCAAGCTTGCTCGCTAGCTCCTCGCGAGCCTTTGACGCATTTATGGCAACCGTGTCGACGCTCTGGGTGAGTTCGGCAGCTCGCTCCTGCCGGAGCAATTCGATCTCGACAGCTCGTTCTTCTCGGAGCCTATCGACTTGGGTTGCTAGTTCCTCTCGGGTCTGGTTATCTGGCATTCAGAATATCCTCGGGTTGGGGAAGGCGTTTTTACAGACGAGTTGCCCGCCGTTCTCTGGATCCACGCGGGTTTGTAGGTCAGTAATCGATCCCTCCAATACTTGCGCTTCCTTCCGCCGGGCGTTGCGTGTATTGCTCGATTGGGTGGGGTCGTTCGAGATGATCCTTGCAGACTTGGCCTGAATATTGCGGACCTTGATTGCTCCGAGTCGGTCAGCGATCACGCGCTGGCAGGACTCGCGTTCAACGTCCACAAGACGCAAACGACCCACGTAGCCGGACGTCAGGATAACTGCAATGATGCAGAACGAGACAATGACCAACACACCTACACTGAGTAGCTTCTCAGAGCGGGACATCTAGGCGCCTTTCTAAAACTCATAGTTGGGTAACTTCGACCACGCAAGTCGGTCAGTAGAACACGTAGTGTCAAAAGCATTCTGGTTCTCCTTTCTAAAACCCATTACTAAACGTCTCAGCTTTTATTCATCACTAAGGTAACCCGCTCTGGGGGTAAGGGTCAGCGGAGAAAGGGTCGGATAAGCACGTTCGCCAGTTGCATCCTGAATACGAATATACTCTGTGACTCGTACTTTCTCAATCCGACCAGTGTACCCCTCCACCTCGACAATGTCGCCAAGCCCATAGTCCTTGCCAAACCTGTAATTATCCCGGGGCACGGTCTCGCCATCGATGGATCTTTTACGACGGTTTTGGGTTAGAAAATCTCGTGCTTCCTCTTCCATGATTTTCTTAATCCTAGCCTTTTCCGCCAAATTGCCATCAAAGTAACTTTGATTGGCGGTAACACCAGAAGGCGGGGGAACGCCCACATATTGACCTAAAGCTTTTTTTATCATTGCATCTGTAACTCTTTTAGTAGTGATAAACCCCTGGCGAGAATCAAACTGGCCTTTTTGCGTAGGGTTCACGCCACGATTTATTTCGAAGGCCACAGCCGAAACCGGCCCCATGTTAGGGGCGGTAAGTCCGTTAGGTAGATTTACAACGACCCGAGTCTTAAATCCGGCGATGGATCTTAATTCTTTAATATTCGTAAAGGAATCTAGCTCTGGCGAGAATCGAAGTAGCTCATTCTCAGTCTGATCTCTAGTTCGATCTTTTCCCTTATAGGTCGTGAAACGAAGCGTATAGGTGTAATCATTGGCGGACTCAAGGTAAAGAGACATGCCTAGTACGTATAACTCGGCAATATCGAGAAGGACTTTGTGTAACGGGGTTCCTGTAGTCAGCGTTACCGAAATGGTAGGGGAAGTAGAATCATCGTATAGAGCTCCCGCATGCAAGTTTGTGATGGATAACTTGCTATCTACAAAATATGGAGTATAACCCTGAATAACGTCTTCATTTGCCGGCCCACTAAAATAGTTGGGCATAGATCTGGAAAGCAACGTCTCCTCCAAAATCTGAAATATTAGCAACGAGGGCGTCCCTGTTAGATGCCGGATACTTTTGTTGGCGAGAAAGTCTTTGTTACTACCGTAAAAGTCAATCGGTAGATAACCGTCAACATAGCGCTCTTCAAGAAACTTATCAAGGGTGTTACCTGTAACTGTAAGCATATTATCTTCAATTAGCTGAGTGTCAATAAGCATAACCTCTTTGGATCCTTTAAGAGAAAGGAAATTACCTTCAGCCAATTGTTTAACGCGTTCACGTGTTGCTGGGAGAACTAACCTTACGTCGCCTGGTTGGGTGTACCTCTCGGTCCATATGCCGGATTCAAACTCGTCAATGACAATATCTTTCAAAAACGTAGACGTCAACGTATGGAATTCCATTAGAGTCCCCCCCATCGTTCGATGTACGCCATTTCCCAGGGAATTGGATTATCCGAGTTAATTTTTACTCGAATCTTATTAATTCCGGGGACCAAGTACGGCCACAGCGACTCATCCGTCAACGTCGGTAGCAGGTTGACAACGCGTAATTTCGTCGGCACACTACGACTTTCTACAACTTTAACGCCTTGATGAGAGTTTACCCAAAAATAACGCACTGGACTAATGGTCACTCCTGAACTAATGTTCGCCTTCGTCTCGAACTTTCTATATACCGGGTTATTCCCAGCCTGTTCAATGAGAACATCACCGGTGTAGTTCATCGCACTTTCAAATAATTTGAAGACAACACCATTGACCCGGTCCCCATCGTACTCAAACGCCACGTCGGCCGGAGCTCTACTGGCTACCCCAGTTACCACCTTAAGTGTGTCCGAATCAAAATGGGGCTTCGGGGAAATAACTGAAACCTGCACTTCGGGATCTTTAGTGAAGAGATTAAACTCGAGACTTTCAACAAAGCATTCCGTTGTAACAAGCGGCCGATCTTGGGTAGCGAACTTGAGTATCGCGTTGGTCTTCGGCGCCAAATATAGATAGAGGACACGGCGAAGGATCTCTGCAGAGCGATAACTTGCCGCAGGATTCAATCCAAGAGTCATGACGATGTTGCGCTTACCCACATGGCTACCCGTATAGTATTCGCCATCCAACAGTCCATAACCCCTTGAATTGACGGTAGCCTTTACTGGGCCGAGACCTTCAATGTTTCGAATATGGAAAGGTCCCAGCCCGTCGTTACCAATTAGAGGCAAAAGAAGCTTGGGTGTGTTTTTGACTTTAGAGTGGACTTCGACAGCAGACAGCATTGTTTTTACCTCCTTTCAGGATTACGCAACTGTCAACTAGTCGTGAATACCAATTGCGTGAATTATGACCGACTGATTAGCAAGAGTCGTTGCTACCACTGCCGTAAATCCGGTGGCGGTTTTGTTCTTGATGTAATGCGTATAGCCACTACCCGTTACTGCCTCATATGTCATGGCGATCGTGTAGTTAGTGTCAGCAAACGCCACTGGCCAAGTTACTACGACCTCAGTCAGATCATTGAGTGGACCGGAGTAAGACGTACGTACCGTCTGAAATGTCGGGCGCGTAAGGCCTCCGGAGGCACCCGGCGCACCGGCAGCTGCCCATTTCTCAACAGAGCTTGTGGGGAAGCTGGCACTTACAGCGGAAGGAACGGTAATCGCCACCCGCGTGTATACGAATGAACCAAGCGTATTGGTAGCCGTAACCGTAGTAGAGGAGCTGCCAGCCGAAACCGACTCATCAAACGAGGTTCCTCGCAAATACTCAGGAGGAAGGCCGTCGACAATATTTGCAGGCCCACCGGTTACTGCCATAGGCGTTGCTGCGGTTGAGGAGTTCTCACTAGACCAGAAGAAATGAACAACTCGTGAAGGATAGATTGACGGCGTTACCGCAATGGTCGGGATAGCGGTATTCGCAGCGGCGGTCGTAGTGCTGCCCGTCGCTGATGCCGAAACAGGCGTAGCCGCAGAGCGATACGTTCTTGCAAACGCCTCGGTAAATACCGCACCGCCTGTAAACGTCAGAAACAACGAGCCATCAATTACATCATTTGCTGTCAGAACTTTATAAATCGTTTGAAAATCACAAAGTGCTGTACCCGGTCCGACACTGCTTTGAACGGGAGAGTGGAGAGCGGTCCATCCGGTTGGTACGGTTAGGGCACGACCACCAGACCAGCCTACGCCGATTACCGTTGTGTCTCCGGCAGCGCTACCCGCAGGCAGCCCAGCCACCAAAGAAGTTACCGCGTTGCCCTTTGCTGTCGCACCGGCAATAAAGGTGGGGCCACCCCCCGAAACGGGCGCCGTAAAGCGATAAGTTTCACCACCATAAGTTACGATATCGTTTATCGCATAGGATACTGCCGAGCTCCATGCTCCACGCGGCGTAAAACCCGTGCCATTTGCACCAGTTGCTCCCGCTGAACCAGTTGAACCAACCGCGCCGGTTGCTCCAGCTGGCCCAGTAGGTCCGGCAGGACCAGTAGGACCGGCTGGACCGGCTGCACCACCGGAGGGGCCAATCGGACCCGTGGGTCCAGTAGAACCGGCAGGACCGGCAGGACCGGCGGCTCCAGCTGCACCGGCGGGTCCGCCACGAACATTACCTGCGGTGATTGTCGTTCCATTAAACTTCGTCAGAACAAGATCGTCGCCGACAATGGCCCCGTTTACAACAGTGCCTGCCTCAATCGCAACCATACGAGCGGCCGTGAGGCCGGTTACTGTAGCCATAAAGGCCTCCTTACCCGGTTGTAGTAATTTGGTACGTATCCTCGTTCAAATATATGACATCTGCACCAGTAACCTGGAAGGTTGTCGCGTCCACCAGCGTAACGTCGCTATCGGGACTACTTGCGGTCCAAGTACCATCGCCGTTATCAATAATAGTCGGCGGCTTTTCAACACGCGCAATTAGTTCGCCAAGCGTTGGCAAACGAGCGGCGGTTCCTGGGGTCCCGTAAAGAATCCCTTCCAAATACGCAAGCGTATCCGGAGTAAGGTCTGTCGACTTTAAACTGAGATGGGCAGTAGCTTTGTAGCCCCAACCTTGAACAATCGGAGTACTTGTTATCGTCCACGAAAATGCCATCGGTGCTGACTGACCGCCCTCCGTAGAGTACGATCGACTATCAGTAATGGCTTGAAGATTGTAAAGCATATGAATGCGATAACCAAGCTCAAGTCCTTCTAGATCATTACCAAGCTTTGTCCGATATGATAGGCTAAAGTTTTTGGGTTGCTGATCGTGAATAAACAAGCCACCATTTTTTGTATATACGCCATCCATCTCTTCAAACTCATCCGGATAAGTGAACGCCCGAAGTTTACCCTCAAACTCTCCGCCTACCTGGTACTGAAGATACTTTTGTCCTTCGAGATAATATGGCTTGGACTCTCGATTAAATGTTTCTTCAACGCCAAGGAGTCCGTTCCATACTACCGCCGCTTTCGTAGGCAAATATAGAACGCCACGATCAACTCCAGCCTGATACTTCTTTTCACCAGGCTGATCCCAAGCAAGAACTGTCATACTATCTCCTTTCTAAAAATAGCCTGGATCCCCATATATAGAACGCAGCCAGACCCCTAGAATCATCAGGAGCCTGGCATCGTCATCTTACCCTATACCCAACTGCACCTTCGCCTGTCCCAATTGGTTACTGGTCTGACGATACACCTCGGCAGCGGACAACGACTCAGGAGAATAGTTGTTCTGCTCAAATTTGATCTCTGTTGACGGCTGCGGTATGACCGCTGCAGCCGCTGATGCTTCAGATTGAAGTGCTTCGGTTTCTGAAGAAATAGCAGATGCTTGCCCGTAAGAGACCGCGGCAGTAATGGGAGTAACGTTAGTTAGGCTCCCCAATTTCTTGGCCTCGCTCTGCACCTGGGAAATGTCCAAAACCGGCGTGATTGTCGGATCCATGTCGATGTTGGTTGACAACGCGTCTGATATACCTCTCACACTACGCTGTAGAGACGTCACCGCATTATTACCGAGGGTTTCGGCGGCGCCACGAACCGTACTACTAGACTCGGTTATACCTTGCGCAAAGCCCATTGTGACAAACCCACCAATTTCGGCAAACACCGTAGACGGTGAGCTAATACCAAGAACATCCTTTGCCCAACCCGGAAGTAGGGAAAAGACCTTAGTGACCGCCCTACGCAGAACACCGCCCAGATCAAGAACACCTTGAATCATACCTTCAATAAGCGCCTTAGCAATTCGACCACCAGCACGAGTAATGGGGGTCTGGTACTTTCTAATAGCGCTCTCAATTCCGTTAAGGAAGTTGAGAATGATTCTACCAAGTCTATCAGTAAAGCGAAGTATAGAATTAGCAGCAGCGCTAATAAAGTCGCCCATTAGATCCGCGGCCGCTCTACCCAGCTTATCCGCGTTTTTCCCAACGCCTCGAAGAAACGCAAGCACTAAATTAACGCCGGCCGTAACCAGCCGCGGAACCGCTTTTGCTATTGAATTAAGAAACGTCACAATAATAGTGGCAGCAGCAGAAACAAGCCGTGGTGCGTTTGCCACAACCGACGCCGAGAACTTAACAACTAGGTTTGTTGCCGACGCCGTGATCCGTGGAGCTTCCCTCGCTAGTCCATCAAGGAATCTAATAACTAGATTAGCCCCCGCTTGAACAATCGCCGGAATCTTTACTGCCAACGCATTAAGAAGATTGATGATTATGTTGCTCGCCATTATAGTAATAGCTGCAATGTTACTATTAAGTCCCTGAAGAAGCGCTGTGATCAACCGAAAGCCCACCTCAATCATTCGCGGAACACCCGTCTCAAGGACAGTGAGTAATGACAACAAAAGAGCCAGAACCGCTTGCCCTATTTTTGGAGCCGATACGATAATAAGGTTCAGAATACCAATAAGAATGACCCCGAACCCTTCTATAAACTTAGGAGCCAATAGAATAATGATGTTTAGAACGGCGTTTAGAATGGCCACGATTGCTTGTACAAACTTCGGAATAACAGACACAAGACCAACCGCCATATTTCCAAGTCCAGAAACAAAGTCGCCGATAGCCCTAGGGATCGCCGTAACCAGCTTGCCTAGGAAATCAAAGAACGCTGAAAAGACTTCTTTAAGAGCCTTTAGACTCTCTCCACCGCCTCCCAGCTTACTCATTGCGGTGAGAAGCAAAGCAAAGGCCTCAACCAACTTACCCACACCTGTAGCAACTGCACCAATACCAATACCCATTAGAACAACAGCAACGCTCAATGAGAGTAATACCGGAATAGCCGGAGCCATGAGTAATACGCTTCGCGTCAAGATGCCAAACCCAATTCCAATCGCTCCAAGTCCTTGGAGAAGTTGCGCTATAGGCATGGTGCCAAGAGTAAGAATAACCGGAACAAAGGCTTTGAGTGCGGTAGTCGCAATAAGTAATGCCGCGGCACCTTTTAATCCACTATTCATAGCGTAGAGTCCAGCGGCCAATATAGTCAACGCTCCACCCAAACCATACAGACTTGTAAATACCTGTTCCGGTGACAGCTTTGACATGATTACGATTGAATTGGCCAAACTTCTGACCGCAACCGCCATGATCAGCATCCCAGCTGCCTGAAGCGCCAGCGATTTGGGCAAAAGCAGAACCGCAGCCGCAATAATAACCAGTGCTCCGGCCATAGCTGTCAAACCGCGAGCAATCTCGGACCATTTCATGTTTCCAAATTGCATAATTGCCTTCGCAAGAATAATCATTGCGCCCGCAAACGCAATGAGACCATAGGCAATAATAGGAAGTTTGATCGGAATGAGTGTAACGACAACAAGCACAACTAGCAAAGATGCGGCAATGGCAGCCAGCCCCTTGCCAAGTTCTTGCCAACTCAATTTACTCAATGTTATAATAGCTTTAGACAACACTCGCATAGCAACAGCAATAAGAAGCATGCCCAAACCCGCCGCGGCAATCTTACCCCCAGCTGCACCAAGCGGAATAGCAGCGGCTGCCATGGCGGCAAACAGAATTGTAACCGCGCCTAAACCCTTTCTAAGTTCTTCGTAACTTAGTTTTGAAAGCGCCGTAACCGAAGATACGAGAATACGCATAGCGATAGCAATGAGAATAAGGCCAGCCGCCAAAACCGGCATAAGGGCTGCACCTTTACCTGAGCTAACCGCAATATTAGTCATGACCTTCATGGCAACCGCCAATTGAACAAAGGCGAGAGTTAGGGCCGACATAGCCTTATCAAGAGCCACCGCATCAATGCCTGACAAAGCAACAATTGACAAGGTAAGAATGGCCAAAGCAATAGCAATCTTAAGTATAATATTGGACTTGACTTCTAGCTGCATTGTTTTGAGATAACCGGTAAGTCCACCAAATACTTTACCAAGCTCTCCAAACGTTCCCTTAATACCAAGCGCCTCACCGAGACCGCCAGAGAAGAATTTCTTGAACATTACGACAATTCCACCCAGAAGGGCCGTCTGAATTCCAAGAAGAATTGCACTGTAGTCAACGTTGTTAAAAGCCTTAACAAACGACGCTCCAAAGTTTGAGAACGCCACCTTAATCTTGTCGATTCCTGGCCGAATAGCTGTAGTCGCCGCGGTAACCTTGTCCTTGAACGCCTGCCACAGATTTCCAATCTTCTCCATCAAATTTTTAAGCGGCTGCATCTTTTGCTGAATGATGTCAAACTCGCCGCCGATTTGTTTACCGCTGCCGCGTCCACCCGAGAAGAATTTCTTAATTGCTCCAGCAAGATCAGCAAGCAAATTCAACGGCGCTTTTAAAATTGCGGGGAACGTTGCAATGATGTCACGGAAACCCGTGCCTCGCTTAAGCGCCTTGTCTATGGCTATAAGAAAACCGCTAATCGCTAGAGCAATATCTTTAATCCCACCACCAGCAGCACCACCGGCAGCCCCGCCCAAATCAACAAAAACTCCAATAATCCGTTTAATAATTTGAAAACCAATGGAGAATGCGGCAAAGAACCCCGCTACCAATTTCTGAATGACTGGCATACGGTTCTGAATTGAGGCCCTCAGCGAAGTTGCAAAGTCTTTGAAACGCTCACTTGCTTCAGCTAGATCTTTAGAAGTTGCCTTAGGGAAAATCTCTCGGAACCCGGCAGTAACCGCCCTCCATGCAAACTTAAGAGCCGCAAAACTTTGTTTAAGCCCTTCAAACATGTCGGAACGTCCACCAAGTTTGGCCCAACCCTTAAGTAGGTTGTTTCGATCATCGGCCATTTTACCAACAGCACCACTGACAACCTTACTAACACCTGAAAACAGTTTCTTAGCCTGGCCGAAGTCACCAAGAACAAGCTTGAATGTTGTCGCCCAACCGGAGCCCACTGCTTCTTTGGTGGTTTCTACAAGGTTGGTGAATGTCTTAACTGACGTTGCTGCTTCCAGACCCAGTTTAGCTTGCTTCATAACCGCTGCCGCTTGCGTCTTGGTATAGCCCTGCGCGATAAGGTCGGCTTCCTTCATGTCGCCAGAGAAGCCCTTAAGCGTTCCTGCCAAAACATCACTAGAAAAGAATGACTCCTCGCCCGGCTTAGACTTGATCGCTTCGCGGAATGACTTACCGTTAATTTTGAGTTTCTTCATCGGGTCGTCAAGACCTTCGACCTTACCCTTAAGCGTACCCATAGCAAGCGCTTGTTTGACAATCGCCTTCTGGAAAAGTTTACCACCCATGCCGGCATTAACCACCGAGTTCCAGTCCTGAAGACCGACTTTACCTGAAGAAAGTGCCTGAGAAAGTTGGTACATTGCCGTAGACGCTTGCTGCGAGCTTGAGCCTGATATTGCGGCCAAGTTGGCAACACCCTTGATCGACGGAAGCGCGTCGCCAATATTTACACCGGCTGCCGTAAAGGTACCGACATTCTTAGTCATCTCTTTGAATGAGTATTTTGTCTGGTCCGCATACGCATTCAATTCGTCAAGTGCTTTATTAACGTTTTTAAGACCAGAGCCCTTTTGACCCTCGGTGTTAGCCATGATCGTCTGAACCGAGTTAATGTTGTCCTCGTACTCGCTAAAGCCGCCCTTAATAGGACTAACTAGACTCCTTGCCGTTTTTGCTCCGGCGGCAGCGGCTGAAGCCGCAATTCCACCAAACGCCACAGCAGCAGCGCCTTTGAGTACGGTGAAGCCTTTCTGAGCTTGCGCTATGCCGTTTTGAATACCTTGCAGTTTAACTTGGTGGGACTCTTTTTCAATCGCCGCAAACTGTCCGCCAGAGTTACGCAACTGGGGTATTTCCGGGACTCCCCGACTTGGGGTGAGCGTATTTTTCACACTCCCAAGTGCGTTTCTGGCCGTGTCCGCCATTCTACTGAAACGACTACTCGTCTCGTCCGCAGCACTCTTAACACCCGATAGTTTAACCTGGTTAGACGCTGCCTCGATGTCTCTAAGGCTTTTAGCGTTTGCTGTAAAGTCAGCCGACTTCTTCAAGTTGGCCGCCGAGGTCTGAGCGGTAGTCATCTTAACATTGTTCGACGCAGTCTCAATAGATTTAAGGCCGTTGACGGCGCCAACCAGCTTGAGGGCTTCGTTAAGCTTATGTAAAGATGCGATAGTCTTTGCAATATTTGCTTCAAACTTTGCATTATCAAAGGAAATCGATACAATTCGTTCATCAACGCTTGCCATTCTAGCTGGTCACCACCTTCCACATGCTGTCTACGATTTGAGAGAAAATAGGACGCATAGCAGGGTTAATGTAGTCAACCCCTTCTATGTAACCACCGTTTCGGGTAGCATGACCATACTGGATGATAGCCGCAATCGGAACCATGTCCTGCATGTTATTATTCAGCCAATGAATAGAAAATTTACCTGGTTTATCAACGATTTCGTAATACCAACTCTGAGAAGTCTGGGAACTATCTACCGGAGTAGCTGCGGCCAAAGCCGCCACACCTATCGGGCCAAATTGTACCAACGCTTTAAATTGATCGCGCCGCTTCATCCGTTGAGTAAAATCTTCAACGTTCTTGAAGGAGCCTGAAACTGTAACTCGGATCACAGCTCCCCCTTTCTATCCGTGAGTGCCAAGACGCTCTCTGCGCTCTTTATTAAGTCTATGGTTGCGAGCAGCTATGTCTGAACGAGACATTCTCTGAGACTTTTGCTGTTTAGCACTACAGATACGAATTAAAGTAAAAAGACGATTAAGATGCCAATACTGAGCTTCCCAATTAATCTCAAACCCAATCATCCAGTAATAGATTAACTCAGCAGTAATAATTTCGCTGGCGTTTTTTGGGCGCCTATCGTCAGCAAACCACGTTGCCGTCATCTTTGCGTTAAGATACGCGTTGATCTCCTCAAGGTTCTCATTAGACAGTCTGTTAAGAATGCCTGGAGGAACGTTAGGGGTTAAAATCATCAATTCAATATAGCTAAGCAGTTCTTCAGAAGACTTGTTAACACTTTCAAGAAAGGGCTTCTCAAATTTTGACTCCCATTTTGACATTGTGACTAGAGAATGCTCTAGTTCCAAAACCGTGTCGCCACGAGTGCCGAATTCCATTGTGGCCTCGTTGAACACCGACTCTCCTGGAACAATGATTGTAAGCATGCTAGTCTCCTTTGACTGTCAAAAAGCAAAGCGGGGCACCACGACAATACTTGGTCATTTAAGATTCGCAACACTCTAAGCGAATCCCCCGCCTTTATACTGCTAGTACGCGTACACCCAGTCGTCGTCTCCCGAAATGACGTACCCATCCTGGGCCGTTGCCAGAACCGTCTTGGTCTGACCAACGGCGAGTGCCGGCTGCGCACCCGGCGCCCGGTTGACCCCGTCCACCTTCCACTGAATACCAGTGACATTCGGCAGCGTGATAACGTGCGTGGCGCTATCATAGGTCGGCTGGTTGGCAGCAAGTGCCGTGTTAACCACAACATTAGCCCCACCCGTAAACAGGTCCTTAACCTCCTGCGGAAGAGGAAGCCTCGCGTTGATTGCCGCCGTGCCGTAGAGAATATTCTCAAAATCCACAAGCGCCGCCGCGGTAACCAATGTCGAATCAATCGTCAGAAGCGCCGTCGGCCGGAATCCCGTAACTGCAACCGGAGAGGTTGTGAGTTCCCAGGAGAACGTTAGTGCCTCAGGCGAGTCGTTGATTGTCGAATATGCCTTTTCTGACGGAGCCGCTTTGGCACCGTAGACAAGGTGGATTTTCTGGCCGAAGTCGTCCCCTTGAATGTCGTTACCCAATTTAGTACGGTAGGAAAGACCAAACAACCTACGGGACTGCTGACCAATGATGATACCGCTAGCCATCTCAGCCGAACCATCACACACCGCAAACTCCGGCGGATAGGTAAACGCCTCAATCGTAGCCCCGAACTCCTCGGCGGAGGTCAGGTCAAGGTACTTGATGTTATCTGCGTATTGTGGATTGGACTCAGCGCCAGACGGTGATTCTGTGACGGTGGTCAAACCGTTCCACGGAACCCCGGCACCATAGACACCAACGTTGTCGGTGAGGTAAAGGACTCCGCGGTCCACACCCGTCTCGTACTGGCGCTTGCCCACCTCATCCCAAATCAGCTTAGCCATGCGAAAACTCCATTTCTAGAAGAAGAGGTTAAAGACGTCGTGGTTTAGATTATCCGCGGTAAAATGGCGCTCGAATTTACACAGAGGTAAATCCATCACCGTTTCCCACAGCGGCCCATCCGGTTTTGGATCGATGACCGTTATTTCATACCGAATTTTATGCGAAAATCGCTGATTGTCCGCCCATTGCGTCTCATCTGCCGTTCTTTTGTAAATTATACAAGGGAACGTCATTCGAATATTTGACGGGGGCTGAAAATATATATTGCTAGCCAGCGCTTCAAGTAACTGATGGAGTTCCGCCCTGGGGCGCATGGTACACCTCCCCAAGACGAAGAATAAGACGAGGGCGCTGCACTTCGACGTCAACTACCGTCCATCGTACCCCCGCCCATTCAACGTAACGTATGGCGAAAAAATGCTCATTAGCATAAGCATCGGCTACGATAGAAATCGAATTACCTACGGTGAGATCGTTGTTCAGGTTTTGTCCCTCTCGAAACCCCCTGCTATTCCGAATCACGTCTCCAGAATAGATACGCTCAACGACGGTATCCTCCCACACGCCGGGTGAGGTCTCAGTCTGTGCTGCACCGTACCCCACCCGACCATGGAACTTCGCCATTGCTACCTCCTTAGGGTTAGATTAGGCGGCGGGACGCGTGAACGTGAACTCGTCGTCCTGATCCGTCTCGAAGTAGTACCCCGTGTCAGCCACGGAGTAGATCTTCAGCGTCTGACCTGCGGTCAGCGTGATCGGCGCGGCAGTGGTCACCGTCGCGTTGGTATCGGCACGCTTGTACGTGATACCGGTCGTCGTCTTCGGCGTCAGGACACCCGTGGCCGCGACGAACCCGGGACGCTCCGGAACGGCGAGGGTGCTTGCCGACGCAACGCGACGGATCTTCAGTGCGGCGCGCACCTTGGTCAGAGCGCCCGACATACGGGTCTCCAGCAGGTACTTGTACTGGTTGTGGTCGATGTCGAAATCGTCGAACAGCGTCAGGTCGCCACCCTTGTCCGTACCCGTCGAGTAATCGACGAGGTTCACGATGATGCCGAGCACGTTCGGCTCGTCTTCCATCGACTCAACCGGAACGACATCCTTGCAGCCGATCTCCGCCGCGACATCTGCCGGCGTACGGTACAGACGCTTACCGTCCGAGTCACGGACGAGGAGCATCTTGGAGAGGACTGCCTGCGTCGTGAAGAACGTCGGGTTACCCGAGCCCTTGTAGTGCCGCATGTTCTCCAGAATCTCGTCAATGACGGTGATCGGCCACAGCACGTTCGTCTCGTTCACCGCGATGTTGACCATCGGAGCGTACAGCTCGTGGTCGTTGAGGATCGAGCGGATGCCCGCACCCTCGTTGGCCGCAGACGGATCCTTGATCTTCTCCGGGTCATCCACCGCGCGACCGTCGCCGATCAGGATGGCGCGAGCGATCTCCTCGTCGACCATGTTGCGCATCTCGACCTTGAGCCACGCGACGACGTCGAGGTCCGTGATGTCAATGATGTCGTCACGGTCCAGCTGCTGCTTCTTGTAGATTGTGGCTGGCGTGGTGACACGCTTGGCGAGGCCGAACCACTCCTCACGCTTGAACGTGCCCTTGATGTACCCCTTCGCTCGCGCCTGCTCATGCGTAAGGTCGGCCACAATGGACTTGATCCTTGAGAACGGGAGCTTCTTGACGCCCATAAGGACGGTAGTGACCCACTCGGTGCGACGCCCTTCGACGCCTACGTCGCCCAGCATCTGGGCATCGGGGAAGAAGACACCGATGTTCTCGATGCCGTGCTGAAGCGCGTACGCCTCAAATGCGCGACGGGCCGAACCCATACGGGCAGCGTCCGCTTGGATCTCATTCAAAGCGTCATGCGAAAGTACGTGCTCCGGCTTGCGCGGATCGCGCTCCTTGATGCTGCCGCCCTGCTGGGCGTCGAACGCGTTACGTGCCATCTTAATAGGCTCCTTGTCCGTGTGGGAAATCGTGGTGTCAGTTTCGGTCTCGAGAACGGCAGACTGTGCC